CTATAAATCACTTACTTTTCGAAAAGCCTTCGCCCGAAATAGATGCATCGGCTCTTGATGAATTTTCTCCTTATATGGTAAATCGATATTTCTCGTTTTACAGCAATGGAGCCTATGTTGATTATATCAACGCAACGACAAACACGTATCATGATATCTTTAATTCAGACGAAGATGCATATAGGTTTTTCGAGCATGTACTACCAAAGGTTAAAAAGCGTAAAATCGATTACGTGAAGAAAAACAAAAAACAGCAGGCTTCAGATAAAATTGAGCCACAAGTGCCTGATTTTTATTCAAAGAGAGAATGGAATATGTTGACAAATACTGACATGTAATTAAATGTTTACATGTCAGTATCTGTAGATATATTAACTCCTCAAAAGTCTCACATCGATCTAGCAGATCGAGCACTTCCAAGCGATTTCGGTCTGGATGATTACAAACTATCGAAGGTTTTCGATGATGTAATTCTGATTGAATATTGTGATATTCACGGTTCAGAAGATGGATCTGAGTATATCCTGCGTGGTGGAATCGCAGTTCCAATTAACCAAGTCCACAATGCTTGGAGAAAAGGTAAAGTTATTCTGATTGGACCCAATGTAAAATATACAAAGGTTGGCGAAATTGTAGTATTCCCCAACAACATGGGAATTCCAATTACCAATCTTGAAGTTGAAAATTACGGAAAACTTAAAAATGGACTGTTCATCAATGAACAAAGAATGTTTGGAATCTGTAAAGTAAATGAGAAAGGTTGATCGGATTGAGCTGGCAAACTTGCTGAAGACAAACGTGTGTGAAATTGTTTTTATTAGAAGACGCCCTGAGCGGACACTAAAACAGAACAAATTCATACGCCGAATGCTTTGTTGTAATTCAAATTCTCTATTGAATTCAATCAACGGCATTACGAACTTGAGTTACAGAAAGCCAAAAGGTCCGAAAAAAATAAACGAAGCTAAACACAACGTTGTTGTTACTTGGGATATAATGATGAAAGATTACAGAAATGTATCCATGGATAAATGCTTTTTAGTCAATCAGTATCCAGCAAACGATACATTTTGGAAATTCTTCGCAGAAAACATTTACATCATGTCCCCTGAACAGCAACAATATTTCATGGAAACTCTGCCGCAATGATGGAAAACGTAGAATCTGAATTAAAAAGACTCGTTTTGAAAAATGTAGTTTTCAAAATCGACAATAAAGTTTTAAAAAGCGGGAAGATTAAAATCTTCAATACAAAGCAATTTTTTATAAAATTCAAATTACTTTCGAATAATTTGGAAAAAGAATACGAATTGCCGTATCCATATAGCATGAAGAAAGTTCCCGGAGGCTTACTCTTCGATTACACGCTGAGCGCATTTTGTCCATTCAAGGACGAAACGTATTACAAGCTCTTGCTCTGTGACAAGAGCAATGCATCCAAGCTGCACAACAAGTATTTGATGATACTGCAAAACGATGATTGACTTTCTTGGATGTCGTGGCTAGAATAGCCCCAGATGACAAAGCTGATTCTAAACTTCCCGGACAATTACCAGCCGAACGACAATCAGGTAAAAATTATAAATTCAATTGAAAAGGCAATTTTCAACAACCAGAAATTTATAATCTGTAACGCTCCAACAGGTTCTGGTAAATCTTTCATAGCGCCAACTCTCGCAAAATATGCGGGAGAACCTGATTCGGAGTGGTGCTCGAAAGTTGATGATTACTCCATTTTTTCGGAGGATGGTATAGAGTTTTCCAAGTCGGTCGAGCCATTTGGTGTGTATGCTTTGACAATAACAAAGTCTCTACAGGATCAATACAAAGAAACATTCGACTTTGCAAATCTACTGAAGGGTCAATCAAACTATCAATGTGCATACGATGAAGAACTCACAGTTGACTCAGCGCCATGCCTTTATGTCAAAGGACTGAAGCGTGAATGCTGGGACTGCAATAGATGCCCATATTACAATGATCGAAACAAGATGCTGAAGGGATCATTTGCAACCCTGAATTACAGCATGTATTTCTCATTACCTGAACATCTCAAACGTAGAAAGATCCTAGTTCTGGATGAAGCCAGCGAATTAGAAGAACAGCTTGTCGGACAGTTCACATGCGAAATCGATATTCCGTTTCTAATGAAAACCGAAACATCCGTGACAGCATTCCCAACTGATGAAAAAATGGTGAATATCATCAGCTGGTTGAATAAGATTTCAAATGCGATATCTGCTAATGTTGGCACTTACATGGAATATCTTAAAAATAAAAAGAACAAGGATTCTGAGTTTTATAAGAAAAATACCGAATGTAACAAGTTACAAAGGCTTCAGAAAAGTGTGGATCTATTGATCCAAACATATCATGACAGTCAATACATCGTTGAACGAATTGATAAAAGTATAAAATTCACACCACTCAAAGTGGATAAACTGAGCAAGTATCTTTTTGACAATGCTGATCATGTTGTTTTGCTGAGTGCAACTATCATCGATCCTTCATCGTTCGCCAGAACACTGGGAATCGCTGATTATTCATATGTTGAAGTTGATTCAAAATTCGACGCATCAAAATCTCCGATTTATATTCTGGCAAAGCAAAAGATTAATTATCAGAATCTGAAATCTCTGTTGCCGACTATTTGCAAACAAATTGAAGGTATCTTGGAGGAACACAAGGATCACAAGGGTATCATTCACACCCACACGCAATACATAGCCGATTACATTCGAGACAATGTGAAAAGTGCAAGACTATTATGCAGAGAGATGGGAGTGAAGAATGAAGACATTCTTGAAAAGCACTTTACATCGAAGCACCCAACTGTTCTGGTCTCTCCATCAATGACATACGGAGTTGATTTGAAAGGAGACCTTGCAAACTTTCAAATAGTTCTAAAGGCACCTTGGCTACCAACCAAAGACGCGAGAATTGAGAAAATGATGAAACTCGATTCGAATTGGTATGTCAACAAGATGCTATGCACGCTCGTTCAAGCTTGTGGTCGAGGTGTTCGAAGTGCGAGTGATGAATGTCCGACATATATACTAGATGGCGGTATTTTCGACGCAATCGCTAAAAATAAACGAAAATTGCCAAAGTATTTCATGGATAGATTACAGTGATGGTGATTCCATTGCTTAAATATTTTAGTGCTACAATATTCATATCACAGAGAGCAAATAGACATGCTCATGCTGTTTACAGCGGCGTTTGATGATGCTTTTATTTATAGGTATAATCAAACGACGCTGCAACCAGAATCGAAAATAAACGTCCGATACATACACGGGCCGAAGCAAAGAGTTATACATGATATAGTAACAAAGGAAAAGAATCTGACTCTTCCTGTGGTTTCCATTGAACAAACAGGATTGGCCAGAGATCCAAACCGTGTTGTTCACAAGCACCAGAATATCATAAGACCCATGGTGAATGACGATTCGAGAGTTGGAAGACTTCCGACTCCGATTCCCGTAAATATCGACGTAAAAGTTTCGATAATTGCGAAATACAAAGAAGATGTGGATCAGATTGTTCAAAATTTTGCAACTGTCTGCAATCCTTATTTTGTTGTATCTTGGAAAATTCCTGAAGAATTCGGATTCAATTTCATAGATGAACTTAGAATTCAGATAGAGTGGAGTGGTAGTATTTCATACACAACACCGACAACATTGTCAAAAGATGACAAGTATAGAATAACTGCCGACACTACCTTTACAATCAAAGGTTGGCTTTTCCCACCAACTGAAAATCCAGAAGGTACAATTTATGTAATTCAAAATAAATTCATAAATGCAAGTCTGGCTGGTAGATTGACATCATATGATGACTACCCAGCACTTTCAGCGGCATACGCCGAAAGTGAAACGATTTCAATATCTGCATATCCAACATTTACAAATCTGTATTATTCCACTTCTGCTGATATTGTTCCAATATATGAAACAATCAACATCAGAAAAGATTTACAAAATTCGTTTTTGATATTGGGAAAACGTTTTGAATATTCAAACGGTTGGTATTTGAGTTCTGGATCTTCGAATTTGATCGGAACGTTTCAAGAGATTGATACAGTCAAATTCCCAACAATATCAGCGTACAGGCTTCCAGAATCATATGTGAATGTTCAATCTGATAATTCAGTGACCATAACACTTCCAGTCAGTTCATTATCAGCAACTGGTAATTTTACTTTTGTAACTTCCAACAGTGCGGGATGGACTTATTACCCTCTTAACCTAAATATTATCTAAATAGATATATGGCAGGTTCAGACAGTTCAAGCACCCCGAACAGCAACAGAAATTTCGTAGCTAGAGACGGAAGATCATCGACTTTCGACAGATCGATGACTTCATTTCTGAAAGCGAGATCGCCGTATGCTTATGATATTTTAGACACCGACGAAAACAAAAATACAAAATATAAGTATTTCAAAAAAGTCGGAATGCGTAGACCGGAAGCGATTGCTAAAAATTCAATCGCTCTGAGTAACGATTACAACAACACGCCATATGGCATGATGCATCAAGACTCCTCTTTTGGAGATATCATGTATGCCAAGGTTTCTGAAGACAAACCGGGAAGACTGCGTGATTACAGAACGATAGCTGCATATTCTGAGGTTGCGGACGCCCTTGATGAAATATGTGATGAGTGCATCAACTACAATGACAATAAGGAAATTGTATGTTTAAATTTCATTAATGATAATCTGAAATCCACAGAAAAAGAAGATTTACAAGATGAATTTTCAAAATTCATCGAATACTTCGATTTAAAAAACAAAGGATGGCGTTATTTCAGACAATTCCTGATAGAAGGTGAATTGTTTTTTGAAAACATCATACACTCCGATTATACCAAGCAAGGAATTCTAGCTGTTCAAAATTTACCAGCGGATAATATCGATCCGGTTTATGGCAATATCCAGAACATGTTGATCAAAGGATTCTTGTACAAGAAGCCAATTTTTGACAAACACGATTCTAAACAAGTTGATAGATATGAATATATTCCATTTGAAGAGAATCAAATCATATACATCAACAACGAGCAATACAATGAAACCAAAGAATTCGTAATCCCGTTTGTTGAGAATTGCAGACGCTCGTATCGTCAATTGTCGATGATTGAAGACAGCGTTGTTATTCATAGACTTGTACATGCTCCTCTTCGCTTCATATTCAACGTTGACGTTGGTAGAATGCCAGTTCCACAAGCTGAATCTTATCTAAGAAAACTGCAACAACAATACTGGTCAACAAAGACTTTTGATAGTGATCAAAACGACATTGTTAAAAAGTACAACCCGCAATCCATGCTTGATAGCTATTGGTTTGCAAAACGCCAAGGTCAGGAAGCGACAAACGTTCAAACATTCGGCGGTCAACCAAGCGACGGCAATCTTGATGTATTGGATTGGTTCTTGAAGAAACTCTACCGTTCTTTAAAGGTTCCTACAAACAGACTCAAGGAAGATTCCGGCTTATCTGACGGTTCTCAAATGTTGAATGAAGAACTTAAGTTTGCGAAAATGATCGTTCGTCAGCAACAAAAGTTTGCAGCAGGTATCAAAAAAGGCTTCATCACTCATATCAAACTTCGTGGCAAGTTTGAAGAATATGATATTGAAGAACAACACATCGATGTTGAATTTGTCAAACCCGGAACATTCTTTGAAATGCGGGAGAATCAGAAGAAACAACTTAAAGTTGAAATGTATAACAACGTTATAGGCACACAAAATGTTTCCGACATCTTCGCCAAGAAAAAGTATCTTGAATGGAGTGACAAAGACATTCTAGCCGATAGAGAATTCAGAAGAAAAGACGCGGAATTCCAATGGGAGTTACAACAAATTGCAGCTATGGGTCCGGGTTGGAAAGCTCAGATATTAGCTCAAGGTGCTGCCGCAGAAGGCGGGGAAGCTCCGATTGGAGGAGGTGGCGGAATGCCATCAGCGGGAGGCGGTGATATGCCTCCACCATTCTCAGGAGGCCCACCAATCGAAGCCGGGGGCGGCGAGACTCCACCTCCTTTCGGAGGGGAACCTAATACAACACCTCCCGCTGGAGAAGGTCAACCAACGGAATAATTATCTAGGGAACGCTGAATTGTAGAATTGAGTTCTGTAATATACAGTACCGGTTCCAGTTACGGTTCTAGCGCTCAGTTGATTGCAATCTGAAACTCCAAGAAATGTGAATACATCATTGGCGCTTAATAAAAAGCCATTTGATGCATCTGTGTTGTTATTATCAAATATTAAAATTCCTTGACCAGTTTTGTTTGATATGGTTACTTGTGAGCATTCTTGAGAACTCAATCCGACTAAATTTGTAGTTAGAACCTGATTGAATGATTTGCATTGATTTAAGTTTGAAAACATAACTATATTTAGCGATATTCTTAAATATAGTTATGAGTAATCTTTGTGAGATAACACCAATCAGCGCATTTATGTCAACCAATCTTAGTTCCAAGATTGAGTGTTACCAACAGTTGGGTGAACGCATCATGAGAATGCTTGGGCATCCAATTATAAATGTCGAAATTCACCCCGATCAATTATACGATGCGATATCCATGGCTGTTGAGTTCTTCACAAAATACGCTGGATATACGAGGGAATATTTGATATTCGATAGTAATTTATACGAAACGAACAAGGGGCTGAGATTGGATCACCTGTTCACGGTTGCGAATACAGGATTTACGTTGTCTCAAAGATTGGCGGAACCAGCAAGATCGAATCCTGATTTCACTGTGGATATTCCAAAGGCGCTGTATGTATCTCTAAGCTCGATACCGCAGTCATTTTTCTCAGCGAGCAGTTCTTTAAGTTCTGCTGTGCCGTCCGATGGTATATATGAAATGCAAGTCATTGACAGTGAAGCATACAATGAATTTGTGAGCTATAATTCATCTTTAAGTGCCTTGTTTAAAATGTCTCCCCAGCGAAAGATTTCTTCTCAATGCGAGACGATTGAAAACGCCGTGCAATACAACAACATGTTTGATTATGATGTGATGGATTATAGAAAGGTTATATCTGTAACCGACTTTGAAGAAGGCAGCACAACAGGTATCAACACACTATTCACACTGGAACAAACATTGGCACAGCAAACGTATTTCAGTTATGCCATGGGGAATTATGGATTCGATCTTCTTTCATGGCACACAATGAAAGATTGGATTGATACCAGAGAGAAGCTCTTAGCAATAAGAAGGGATCTACATTTCGATCCAAGAACTCAGTATCTGAAAATGTACCCACAACCAAAAAATACTAGATTTTATGGTGTCGTATCTTGTTATGTCGAAAGACCAATCAGAGATATAATCAAAGAGAAATGGGTTCTGGAATATAGCATAGCATTGGCCAAGGTGATGTGGGGAAGAATCTTAACAAAGATAAATGGTGTTTCTTTACTTGGAGGTGGAAATTTCAGTGGGGATACTATCTTGTCTGAAGGAAATAAAGAAAAGGAAGCCTTGGAGCAATTACTAATCGAAGGTGGCTACGGAGATTTCGAACCGGTTATGTTCCTCACTGCATAATTTATGTTGCCTCTTAAAAGAGATAAGCGTTTCAAGCAGGGTATTTACACTCCAAAAAACCCATCCAAATTCATGGGCAAGACTGCCGTTTACAGAAGCGGTCTTGAGTGCAAGTTTTTTATGTTTTGTGACAATAATCCAAACGTTGTTCGTTGGGGTAGTGAAAACATCGTGGTTCCTTATGTATCCAAGATCGATGGCAAGGTCCATAAATATTACGTCGATAACTATGTTGAGATTTTAGAGGGTAAAGAGATCGTGAAATATCTCATAGAGATAAAACCGGAGAAACAAACAAGAAAACCAGAACCCAAGCGAGGAAAGAAAAAAAGCAGTCTTCTTTATGAACAAACCCAGTGGATTATAAATGCGGAGGGGAAATGGCCTGCTGCTGAAAAATATTGCAAAGCCAGAGGTTGGAAATTTTTAATCTTGACAGAAAAACATTTGATATAACATTTGTCCTCATTAAATATCCTTACATGAAGTTGTTTAGCGAAAAGGTAAATCCAACCTTGACTAACTCTTCTCTTAACATCTTAACAGTTGAAAATTTTCACGAAATTTTCTTCGATGTCTATGAGATTGAGCTTAACAAGAAAAAGTATCCAGTTGAAAAGATTTCTTCTTATAAAGGGAATCCGGTTGTTGCTGTGCCTGTATCCATAGGAGAAAATACAGTGGAATATCCATTTGTATTGATGAAGGGCGCACCTGACGTAGTTTTTAACGAAAACAACACGGAACATCCACTTGATCTTCAAGAAGAATCACAAAAGATCGAGGTTGATACATTCGAGTCTCCAGATTTGGAATATGAAAGCCGGATAACTGAAGAAGCAAAAACTCAAATTTTAAATCAGATTGAATTTGCTAAAAAGCAAGCGATTGAAAATGCTGAGAAGATAAAGCTTCAGAAAATAAAAGAAGCTGATCTTGAAATAAAAGCAAAAAACAAGCTATTACAAGAAACTTTAAAATCCGCAAAACAACAACTTGTAGAAGAATTCATCACAATCAGCGAATCCATCAAAAAGGAATTGCTGGGTGGTGTCGATTCAAGATATTCGGAAATTTCCGATACCGTGGATAACAAGATCAAGTATCTTGCTGATAATTTATCAGAGTCCATCAACAGCGATTTCGAAAATTCCGAAAAACGTTTCGAGAAAAACATAAAAGAATTTGTCAAGTCCCTCCACAACACAACTGTGTTGCCTGAACTTAAAAAACAACTTCATGAAATTTCTGAAAGTATCGTTGACAAAATATCAAACATCGAAGCCAACTTGGATGAAAAGTTGACAGAGAAAGTTGATTTAAGTGTTATAGAAGAGATAAGCTCAGAACTGAGCGCTATCCGAGATAGCAATCTTGAACTTAACAATAATATAAACAAAGGCGTTAATAGAGCACTTTCAAGAATCGGTAATGTAAACACAAAAATCGACGAGGTTTCTGAAAACCTGATAAAGCAAGTTGATGAAAAAATATCAACAACAGCTTCTGAGATCACTGAATATTACAGCGAGAAATTAAAAGAACTTGAAGATCAGACATTTAATCTGAATGAGACTTCTAGAAAATATGTAATCGATCTGGTTGAAGAATCTCGAAACGCATTGGTTTCCGAAATCAGAAAAATTCAAAAAGAAGCACCTGTTGAACTTGTCATTGAATCATCTGGCAAGAAACAAGTTAAGAGTCTGGATGTCATTGAAAAAGACATCAATAAAAAAATCGCAGACAAGATAGCGGATGAAGTTGTAAAACTTAGAAAATACGTAGCTGTTTATTCAAGTGGTGGTGGTTCTGTTGCTCAACAATTCGCCAACGGTGGTGTGATGAATGGTAATCTAACTATCGTTGGTACTATCTCTGCTTCTCAATATCTAGGACTATCTGCTGGTGGAGGTGGTGGTGGAGTATCTGGTGATTATCTACCACTAAGCGGTGGAACGATAACTGGAAGCTTAAGTGTTTTTGATGGATTATCTGCCAATAGTTTAAATTTAACTAATGGTATCAATATTTCCAATACCAGTGGTGGTATTACAATTGATGGTATCACAAATGCATTTGGTGCTCAGAATCAATTCAACTCTCAAATCAGGTCATCTGCTGGTGTAGCAATGGTCTTCCGTAATGTTGATGTTGTTTGTGAAAGAGAAACATTTTATGTAGGTGGATTAGATGGTTCTGGCACTGTTTATGGTAATATTAGCGGTGGTAGTGGCAGATTCGGAACACTTACAGTTAGTGGGCCGATATCCGCTGACAGCTCATCTGGTACAGCACACGAAATAGTCGGCAATATTAATTTAACTGGAACTGGTAGTAATCAGTTTAATGCTACATATGCCAACACTATCACTTTAAATGGTAATTCTGGTATAAATTTAAACACAACTTCTGGAAGCATTAATCTCAGTAGTGGGTCTGGTGTAGATATAAGTTCAGCATCAGGTTTTATTAACTTGCCAGAGTTAATTAAAATAGGTGGAACGTCAGCAAGTTTCCCATCTATTAAAAGAAATGGATCAGGAATTGATATCAGAGATGCTGCTGATACAAGTTTTACTGATCTAAAAGCTGCTAATATAACAGCTTCTAGTACATTATCGGCTAGTAGCGTCATAATAACAGGTGGAACGGCTGGGTTATCGGCTACTAGAGACTCAATTAGACAAAAATCTACAGTATCAACTGATCTTTCTGCTACAAGCACAACATTCATTTCTACAGGTTTGAGTGTTTCTCTAATCGGTGGCTTGGACTACTTAATACGAGGAATGTTTGATCTCGATTCGACTACTAATTCATTTGGATCTAAATTACAACTAAGTATGTCACAGCCTGTTGATACTTTACAAGCAAGCGGGACTAATCTTGGAATACAGTATAATGCAGCGGCAGCACCAGCATCTGTGAACTTATTAACCACAACTAGAAGTGATTTTTACATTAATGCTACGGCTAACAGCTACCGACGTGTCAATATTGATATTAGAGTTAGGCTTACAGCGACTGGTACTGTATCAGTAAGCTTCGGTCAACAAGCAACAGGCGGTACACCAGCTACAGTTCTTAGAGCAGGATCATTCTTAACAGCAGAATTAATTTAAATTATGACAATAACCAATCCAACTCCAATCGTAATCCCACCAACTCCACAGCAAGAGTTTCCACATCTATGGATCTCAGACATAGTTGTACATGCTCCAACTGTAGATAAAGGGTTTATCCACATTGAAACAAAACCTTATAATCAAGAAACAAAAGCAATCGGAACCGATGCTTTCCGTTCAATTATCAGAACTGATGATCTCTGGGCTGCTGTTAATGAGGTTCCAGAAGTAGCACAAGCTATGTTTGCTATCTTCCAAGCTGTTGATCCATTGAGAGCATGGTTAGAAAGTAAGAAGCCAGTTATTCAACCTACTCCAGATCCTGTAGTGGAGCCAGATCCAGAAGTATCTGAATAAATTTATAATGAGCTTAAATATAAACTTTCCATTGAAAGTTGCCATACACAACATTAAATAAATACATGTCATTAAAACTGCGATTAATCTCAGAAAACCCGGATGTTCTGGAAAGATTTGAAATCATTGAAGAACAAGATAACTTAAAAAAAGGAAACTCTCTTTATGTAAAGGGTCCATTTATAGGATGTAATCAAATCAATAAAAATAAAAGACTTTACAATCTTGATGATACAAGATCTGAAGTTAATCGCTACATCGAAGAGATGGTCGTTCCGGGAAGAGCCATGGGAGAACTGAATCACCCAAGCAGTGGCGAAGTCAATCTTGAGAGAGCTTGTCACTTGGTCACGGAACTCAGGGAGGAAGGCGATACATTCTACGGTAAATCTAAAGTGTTGTCAACCCCGCTTGGACAATTGCTGAGATCATTGATCAATGACGGTGTTAAAGTTGGCATGTCCACAAGAGCCTTGGGAAGTCTTCATGAAGAAGCAACACATAATGTTGTAAAAAACATGAGACTGATCGCAATTGACGCAGTTGCAGATCCATCATTCCCTAAAGCATTTGTTAATGGAATTTTGGAATCAAAACAGTGGGTGGTTACATCTGATGGACACTACGAAGAAATTTATGAAAATTTTGAAAACAGTGTCTCCAAACTTCCAAGAAAAGACATGGATGGCTATCTAAAAGAACAAATTATGAAATTTATCAACGCCTTGAGATAAATAAAAGTATGCCATCAAAGAGTCCAAAACAAGCTCGTTTCTTCGGTGCCGTAATGGCCGCAGAAAAAGGAGATAAAAAAGCATCGAAAGCTGCTAAAAAAGTATCTAAGGAAATGTCTGAAAAGGAAATTAAAAAATTCCTAAAGGTGAAAGGTGAGGAAGACGCCGAATCAGTTGCCAAGAAAGTTAAAAAGACTGGTAAGGTTGAATTGGCAAAAGAAGCTCCCAAATCACGTAAGAAAACAGCACCTCCAACACAGGTTCAAAAAAGCAAAAAAGGTAAGGGATCTTTCACAAGAAAATCAAAGAATTCGAAAACAATTGAAGAATCTTCAATATCGTTATTCATTGATAGTATTTTAGAGAAAAATTACGACGACGCGAGTAAATACTTAACAAGCATTCTTAATTCAAAACTTCAAGCAAGAATTGAAAAGGAATTAGCAAACCCTTTATTTTAACACATGAAAATCAAAGATCTACTAAACAAAGACGCGGTTGAAGTTTTTAGCGAATCTTCTCTGGATGCAATCCAAGAAGCTTTCGATAAAAAAGTCGAACTTGCAACCGAAGCTGCCTTAGTTGCACAAGATGAACTGTATGCTGAAAAGTTAGACAAGCTCATCAAAACAATTGATAAGGATCACACCGCAAAGATGAAAAAAATCGTCGAAGCTGTTGATCAAGACAGAGCGCAGAAACTGTTAAAGGTTGTCAAGAAGTATGAAAGAATGGTAAACGAAGATGCTGCTGTTTACAAGAAACAATTAGTCGGTGCTGTTAGTGCATATCTCGACGAGTTTCTTGAAGAAAGCATCTCAACTGAAGATCTGGCAACTGCTGTTAAAAACAAGTCCGCTATGGGTGTGTTATCAAAACTTCGCAATGTGCTTTCAGTTGGCTCCGTTATGATGAACGAGTCCATTCAAGAAGCAGTTCTCGATGGTAAATCACAAATCACATCTCTTCAATCTGAAAACGAAAATCTCAAGAAGCAAATCGAACAACTCAAAGAGAGCTATGACAACGTTCGCGTTAACGCTCTAATTGAAGAAAAGATTTCATCAATGGATGATTCCAAGAAGTCCTTCATCAGAAAGACTCTCAAAGACAAATCATTCGAATTCATCAAGGAGAACTTTGATTATGTTTCCCGCTTATTCGATAAGAAAGAAAAGGAAAAAATCAAAAATATCACAGAAGATGCGAAGAAAAAGAGCGCTAATGTAGATTTTATTCCAAAAACAGAAAAAATTCTAACCGAAAGCCTAAATACAAACAGCGCATCTAGTGGTGATATCTACCTAGATGAACTAACAAAGGTTTTTGGAACCCGATAATTTTCCACCAAGAACAATGAGGTCTACATGACCTGAATTAGAAACAGAGAATACGTCACATATGAATAAACCAAACTCACAAGTCAATGAAAGCAGAACAGACGCTCTTGTAAGAAAGTGGTCAAAGGTTCTTGATTACAGCAGCAATGCTGTTCCAGAAATCCGCGACGAGCACACTTACAGAACAACTGCTATGCTGCTCGAAAACCAAGAGAAATGGTGTATGGAGTCTAATAATACTTCTGGTATCTTCGGCGCTACTGGCGCTGGTGGTCCCGGTACTATTCCTAACTCAGATGGGTACGCCCAAGGAGATAGCAGACTTCCTAAAATCCTCATTCCTATGATCCGACGCACTTTCCCAGAGTTGCTTTCCAACGAACTCGTTGGTGTTCAGCCTATGGGTGGACCAGTTGGTCTTGCTTTCGCCCTTCGTTACGCTTATCAAAATGAGACCCTTGGTCCAGATGGCGTGGATGGCAGATCATTTTCAACTGCAAACCGTGCAAATGGTACAGCTTACCTGTCCGGCGCACAAGGCTTAAACGCTACCGAACTTGGTTATCAACTTCTTGACACACGTTTCACAGGTACTTCAGCAGGTGCGCTTTCCGGTCTAACCGGTGAGTGGCTCTTCGCTGATCAAGACCGTGGTGTTGCCGAACTTCTACAAAACTACGAACTGACAGGTAAAATCCCTCAGATCGAGATGAAGTTCGAAAAGACCGCAGTTGAAGCTGGAACTCGTAGACTTGCTACTCGCTGGTCTGTCGAGCTTGAGCAAGACCTGAAGAACATGCAAGGTATCGATATCGACGGCGAACTCACTAACGCAATGAGTTATGAGATCCAAGCCGAAATCGACCGTGAAGTTGTCATTAGAATGATCCAGAGCGCCATGAACGGTGGTCTGGGCGCAGGTTACTCCATCTGGAGTCCTGTAAGTGCAGATGGTCGTTGGACTGCTGAGCGTAATATCACTTTCTACCAAAAGCTACTAATCGAGGCAGGTCGTATGGCCGCTCGTAACCGTAGAGGTGCTGCTAACTTCATCGTTGCAACTCCTCGCGTTTGCACCATCCTCGAAATGCTTCCTGACTTCAAGACCTTTGAAATCACTGGAAACGTTTCAACCGCTGGTGTTGGTATCGCTAAGGTAGGTACAGTGGGAAGCCGCTTCACCGTTTATCGTGACACCAGAACAGAAGTTCAGAACAACACTCTCTATTCAACCAACTACAGCGGAAGAACTCCTTCCACTGCCTCCTCAGTGGAGTATGCGTTGCTTGGATATAAAGGTTCTGAGTACTATGATACTGGTATCATCTACTGCCCATACATTCCGATCATGGTTCAAAGAACAATTGGTCCGAACGATTTTGCACCCCGTGTTGGTCTCATGACTCGCTACGGAATTGTGAATAACATCTTCGGAGCAAATCTTTACTACCACCTGATCATTGTTAAGAACCTTGGTGATGCGTTTACTCCCGGAACAGTCAGCACATATTTATAACTCGTTATAAATAAGCTACTTACCGAAAGTAAAACAAAGAATCAAACCGAAACCGGAGGTGCCGAAGAACCTCCGGTTTCTTATTATTTAAAAATAAATACTTGATATTGGACCGACTGTACGTTAAATATATACATGGCATTAAAACTCACAACATCAGATGTAATCAAAAGATTCAAAGCGATACACGGCGATAGATATGATTATAGCGAATATGAATACAAAGGAACTAAACTAGATAAAAGCACTGTAATATGCAAAGAACATGGTAGATTTGAGATTAATAGAATGCATCATGAGAGAGGATGTGGATGCCCAACATGTTCGAATGTTCCAGCGGGGGGACACAAGAGAAAAACCAAATCTGAATTTTTGAATAGTCTCGATCCATCTATTTTAAATTGCTACGATTTTTCAAAATTTGATTATAAAAATAACCACACTAAAAGCACTGTAGTGTGCAGTGTACACGGAGAGTTCTTGAAAAGTCCCAAGAAATTATTACTTAAACAGGGATGCCCTGTGTGCAGTGGAAAAGTTAAATTGTCTAGCCAAGCATTGCAAATCGCACTTCCCAATTATGATTTCTCGAAATTTGATTATGTAAACAATAAAACTCCCGGTATTGTTATATGTCCCATCCATGGCGAGTGGACTGCAAGAGCTGATAATTTGATACATGGTGAAACCAGATGCCCAGCATGTGCTGGAAGTTTGTCTAAAATAGAAGCTGATGTAAGGGAATACGTGCAATCACTCGGGGTTGAATGCTTATTCAATAAGAAAAACATACTACCATCCAAATTGGAATTAGATATTTATATTCCAAAACATTCATTGGCGATTGAATTGGATGGGTTATATACACACTCGGAAAACACAGGTAAAAAAACAAAAAATTATCATCTGTTGAAAACTACAGAGTGTGAGGAGTTGGGAATTCAATTATTACACATTTTCGAAGACGAGTGGCGAAATAAGAATGATTTGTGTAAAAGCATAATTAGAAATAAACTCAAACTGAACACGCAGAAAGTATTTGCGAGAAAGTGCATCATTAAAGAATTGACAGTGGCTGAATGCTCGAAATTTTTTAATGAAAACCACATACAAGGATATGGAGTTTGCAAATATCGATACGGACTTTTTTTCCAAGATGAATTACTGGCATCTCTTACAATATGCAAGAGCAGATTCGATAAATCAATAGAATATGAAATATCAAGGTTCGCTACAAAAATAGACTGTAATGTCGTGGGAGGATTCAGTAAACTATTATCATTTTTTATAAAAACACAAAATCCGAAAAGTATCGTAACATACGCTGATAGAAGATATTCTAATGGTGATGTGTATAGAAAATATGGAATGCTTGAAATGACCCCAACAGCACCTAGCTATACATATTTTAAAAAACGAGAGTGTAGGAGATTTTCTAGAATGCAGTTTCAAAAACATAAACTTGCAAGCAAACTTGAAAATTTTGATGAAAACATGAATGAGTGGGACAACATGTTGAATAATGGATACGATAGAATATGGGATTGTGGTAATAGAAAATTCGTATGGTATAACAGACCCAGTTTCACTTTTCAATAACCATTAGACTAAATACTAACATGGCACTTTACACATTCACTTCAAATGTACTATCAGCAGCTTCCGTAGGAAATCCACCTCCTACTCACACAGTATTATCAGCCGCTGGCGTTAACACAATATCTCTATCATCAGTTTTCGATGGATTGGCATTTAATGCTATAACACCGCTTCTCTCAACTCTCACTACAGTAAACGCGTTTGGTTCAGTGTTTAGAATTGATACAGCATATAATAACTCGGTGTTTGCATTAATGAGATCTGATAGAACTTATACTGTATTCACGTATCAATCCGCATACGCCACAGTTCCTCTTTCAGCAGTCGCGCTATCTGCTACGAAAGAAGTCACGACTCCTGAATCTCTTAGATTACGCCTATTGGGATACTTCTGATTAAATATAGTTAATGTTTGCCAGAGGCTCATCAACAGGTCAAGAATTCCGCAGGGATGAATTGGCATTCTACAAAGGGATCGTTGTTAAAAATAACGATCCTCTTCGTTTAAACAGGGTCAAGGTATACATTCCAGAACTGACAAACCAACCATTTGAAGAATGGTTTGCTGATAATGAAAACATAAAGGTTAAAGTTCCGGGAATAAACAACATTGGAGATAACTGGATAGACACTGACATATATGAAAATATATGTACGACAATTCCATGGGCTGAACCATGCTATCCAGTGATTGGGGAAAGCGGCTCCAGTAGATATATAAAAGACGAGAAAAGCGTCTCCATATCAGACTCCAATTACTTATCGGAAAAGTCAGCCATTGATGACACACCTCCAAGTTTGGAAAACGGTGAATTCGCACCAGCGTTTTTATTCGAGAACGCAGGAACAGCTATAGGCGATGGATTTGCAGATCCCACTGTCAACTTTGCAGTGAATTGCAATCCGTATAGCTTTTCATACAAGCCATCGAAGCATGTTAACAAAGCAAAAGGATTGTTTGGGATACCGGAAGTTGGAGCGCATGTTTGGGTGTTTTTCTGGCAAGGCAACACACAATTCCCGGTGTATTTCGGGGTTACAAGAAACTACAGAGAGTTGACACTTATAAACGATACAGACAATGAATCCAAATTAAGCCCGACGTATCCTATTGATTTTGAGAGTTGAGTCTTAAATATTTGTATCTATGTCATTGAGATATAAAAACAGAACAGTTATAAACCAACGGGGTGGATCTATTGATATAGACAATTCCACCGACAACGAAAAGGTTCATATATCTCAAAGAAGCGGCAGCAATATCAATTTAACCAATGTTGTAACAAGCGAACTGGCTTCGAACAACAAGCAAGTCAATGTCGTTCACGATCTATTCCAAACGGTAGGTAACAACGCATCCGAGTTTGTTGTAAATGATAAAACCGAAAGAGTTGGTCAAACCACATATACATTCAAAGGATTCATCGATGAATCGGAATTGGATGCATATAAATTATGGAAAGATACGTATGCTGACATAGCTGCCACCAACAGTCAATTTAAAATCAGCAGAGGAGGGACTGGTTATCCAAACGGCGATGAAACACCACTTACGGGAGATCGCAGCGATAATCCTGTTTTAAATTACAAAATAACAACTGTTGATAACAAGTTTTCCGGGTATCTCTCAACGCCAATCAGAGACTATAATACCGATCAGGTTGTCGATTATACACCGGTTCCCAGTAGAGACACAAACCCAGCCACTGAGAAATCGCTTACAGTTGAAGCTATAGAAAAAGCCGCTGGCGCATCTGGTTCAAACGCTCCCGGTGTTTTGGAATTTGGCGCTTCTAAAAGTGCAGCCACCGAAAATGGAAACTGGGAACCCAATCCAAATACTGAATCTTTAGCTGATGATATAGTTGATATCCAAGACACTTTGATGCCTATTGAACAAGCCATGGGCAATGGTGGAGATGATATCAGCTATATCAAGAGAAATAAACTACAAACGGTTGGTGCTGTATTCAATGATTACCCATCGATACGAGTTGATGAGAAAGGCAGAAGCCATCCATTTGAAGTTGTTGTCAGTGATCTTGGGGCTTTTAAAAATCACGATTATTTCCCGGTTGTCGAAGACGTTGACAATTCCTCTAACTTTCCCGGTGGAGATGATACAAATATAATTGGAAACAAACAAAGCGTATCAATAGGCTCAGGTGGTTATAATTTAAAAACCACAGGGCCGATTGAATTGGGAGGTTCCAGTTTTAAAGGAGGGTTTAAAAAGTGTAATATAAGCGCCACTTATGGCATCCACTTACTGAGTGAAAACGTCGTTGAATTAGCTAGTTTAAAAGCCATAACACTCAGAACCAATAGACAAGTGTTTGTTGAGAGTGCGATGGGTGTTAAAAACAATCTGGTTCTTGGAGGGGGGATGTATGCAGAGGGAGAGTTATATGTTCAGCACATAACAGCGCCTGTGGAAATACAACAAACCGAAGATACGATTGTGTTGGGCAAATTCAATGCAGCGCAAAGCAGAACAGTTCCAATAGGGGAAGTCTTGATCGACGGTGCTTGGGAAACGGTGTATGCGCTGAATGCTGATAATCTTATCATCACATATCCACACAGCCACCACTTTAAAAATATACCGATAAGGTTGTGTGAGAGTAATTCAGACGTTAGAAAATTTGCCCAAGACGAGGATATCAATTCACATGGAACGATATCCCCGTCTTTAGCACAGCGTCATGAACGTAAGCCGATATTTAAAGTGTCTTAAATAATCTGATCCACGATGCCGTATTGGAGGCATTCATCTGGTGATAACCAGATATCTTTCAATAGGATTTCATCTAACTTTTTCATAGGCATCTTGGTCTTCTCTTTATAGAATGCCTTCATTAGTTTCATGAGATTTGTACAGTTGTAAATCTCATCTTCCATCTCGTTGAATTTTCCATACATACCACCGCTCAATTGATGGATCAATAGATGGGAATATTTTCCCATGAATCGCTTTTTACCAGCTAATGAAATCAACGTTCCAGCACTTGCAACAGCGCCATCAACGTATGTATAAACATCACTCTTCATTTGTCTGATTGTATCTACAACGGCAAACGCTGAGAATAACTCCCCACCATTTGTTGATATATGCAGATGACACACTGGTGTATAATCATCCCCGAGGGTGTTTTTTGTATTTTGCAATTTAATATCAGTTTCAACAAGCAGTTTGATTAATTCAACTGCTGATGTGCTGTCTATATCCGTATAGAAATATAGTTTATTTTCAATTGCTTTGATTCCACCAAATCCATATTGATCATTTGAATTCCCAGAACTTGGGATATTTAAAAATATCGGTGTTGATTGGATTGGCTGCTCTTCTGTATTCGCTTTGTATTTCCACGTTTTCATAATAAAGATTTAAGATTCGCATGTTGAGCATGACAAGATTGATCTTGCCAATTCTTGTGCTGGGTTGCTTGAGCGTTGATAATATAGGCTCTTGATTCCATTCTCCCAAGCAAAAATCATCAACTCATTCACATCTTTTGGTTTTGTGTTTGGTGGAATCATCAGGTTTAATGATTGTCCTTGATCAATCCACTTTTGTCTTTGAGCCGCTTGAATGACGATTTCTTTTTGGGAAATTTCCCCGAATGTTTTGAAAACATCCTTTTCATCATCAGTCAACTCAGCGAGATGCTGCACACTCCCACCTTTCGTGAGGATACTCTTCCAGATGTTTTGTGTATTGATGCCCTTGCTTTCCAGAAGATTGACTAGATATGGGTTTTTATATGTGAATTTACCCTTGGCCAAATCCTTGGTGAAATAATTGCTATTCAGCGGCTCAATACTTGGAGAAACCTGACCAAGAATAAATGAACTGCTTGTAGTTGGTGCAATCGCCATTGTTGTTGTGTTTCGTCTTCCATAGCCTTTTAGCAATGGAGGCTCACCCAACAAGTGTGCCAAATTGGCGCTTGCCAGATCACACAATGTTCTTATGTGTTTGAAAATCTCGATATTGAGCATTTTAGCTTCCATGGATTCAAACGCGATCATTTTTGATTGTAGAAGAGAATGCCATCCCAAGACACCAACACCCAAAGCTCTTTGATTTATTGCAAAGTTACGAGGAGCTTCCATGAAGGTTAAATCTTCAGTTTTGCTGATGAATTCAGTCATCACAGCATCTAGGAAATATACGAGAGTTTCAACGGCATCCGTGTTCTTCCATTCATCATATGTTTCCAGATTCAAACTTGATAGGTCACAAACGAATGATTCATTGTCTGAATTTGAAAGCATGATTTCAGAGCATAGATTTGAATTGTTAATCTTCAATCCTTTGTCTTTATAAACTTGAGGAGCTTGATTGTTTGCATTGTCTTCGAAGAAGATGTATGGATATCCACTTTCAAATCTCTTCTTGATTACAAGACCCCAAATTCTGCGAGCTTGCTTATCCCCATCAATCATCTTCCGCATCCATTCATCGGATACACAGACACCAATTGACATTTCTTGAATTGAATTTCCCTCTCCTCTGATCTTTAAGAATTCTTCAATATCAGGATGATCGATTGGCAAGTATGCAGCGAATGATCCTCTTCTAACGTTGCCTTGAGACACAACGTTCATAAGCTTGTCATAAAGCTCCATGAAATGAACTGAACCCGTCGATGTTCCTCCTGATGATATGGGAGCACCACGCCCGCGCAAATCTCCGAAATAACCGCTTGTGCCTCCCCCACACTTGGTCATTATTCCAACTTCTGAAAGCTTTCCTAAAATCCCTTTCATAGTGTCTGGAATGTAACTACCAAAACAACTGATCGGCAATCCTCTAGCTCTTCCAAAGTTGCTCCAGATCGGGCTGCTCAATGAGTAAAACCCTCTGGACATATAATCGACAAACTTATCGGCAAATCCTTCAAATCCCAGATATCCTTCAGCAGCTGTAGCTATTTGCTTGATACGCTCTTCAGCAGTCTCTCCCTCCATTAAATAACCCCTTTCGAGAAATTTTCTCGAATCCTCGTTTAACCAATACCATTGTTGTGTTTTCATCATATTTCAGTAAAATTATTTTGAGATTTTTCTTTTCTTTTTTTCCAAGCAAGTCTCATTTTTTCTTTAGCAGATTCTGAGTGTTGCTTTCCAAACATCGCATTTAATTCTCCAACGTTTTTATTTTTTAGTTTTTCTTTGGTCTCTTCCGAAATTGGGTTATTTTTATAATATTCAATCATTCGAGATCTTTGCATTTCTCGATTTTCAGATGTCCAATATTGTTGGTTGAATTCTTTAATTTTTTCTTTTTGATCATCGGAAATCCAAGGTGTCCCTTTTGATTTTCTAGTATCTACCATTTTTTTATATACATCTTTGGATCTAGTTTTCTTTTCTAAATTTTGTTTTTGTATAGTCTCTTCCGATTTTGGCTTTGACATTTTTAATCTGGTTGACATTTTCAATTTATACCCCCCTTTGTTTACAAATTTTTTACCACCATTATGTTTATTTAAAAACTTGCAGTTATTAGCGGCATCAACTTTTGTTAAGAATCTAGTTTCATACGAAAGTGCAAGATCAGGAGTTTTAAAATGTTTGATTTTTAAAATTTTAAATGATTCTAGACCGTCTGTCAATATTAAATTCTTTACAATTTTAGATGTTGTTTTATATCCAGATTCTGTCATGAGATTTTCAGAATTTGCTGTCTTATTTATTTTACAGCCAGCATAGTATTTACCTGATGGTAAGTGCATTATAATATAAAAATATGGAGTCATGTTTATATTTAGTACACACGGCCTACCGAATATTAAAATAATTCATTTTCATCAAAGCATTGAAAGTGTTTACTATAACCTGTGTCTCTACTATGGAAAAAATCGGTCATGTTGTTGCCCAACAGCTCCTCATCAAACCACACCGTTTTCGAAAGTAAAGAGTCATCCACATCGAAAACCTTGGAAAATCCGATCTGTGTCATAGATTCGTTGATTCTATTTTTGATAAATTCCTTCAGAATAGGCGCTGATAAACTGTCTTCCGAAATACCATTAATCATCCAATCCACAATCTTACTTTCGGATTTAAATGCTTCCTGTGCTTCGTGTTCTATACGCTCCTTCAATTCATCATCAAATAGTTCAGGATGCTCTTCACGAATGGTGTTGATTAGTTTTATACCAACCAGCGCATGAATATTTTCTTCGTTGCGTGTGTATTTAACTTGCTGGTCTGTATCTTTCAGCACGTTTTTAAAACGAGCGAACCAATTTATAATATAAAATTGGGAAAATAAGGAAACATTTTCAACGAAAAGCGTGAATAAAATCAACGCATATAGATATTGTTTTTTGGAATCTTTATAAAATTTGTGAGTGTACTTTCTGAGATATTTCACTCTTCCCTGAATCCACTCCAATTTCAGATTCTCTTCGAAAATATCATTTAGTCCCAAAACATCCAATAGACGTTCGTATGCGTTATTGTGGATAACTTCCACGTTTGCCATTACATATCCAAGATCGCATAAAGATGGATGTGGTAGGTTCTCGCCAAGTTTGGCCCAGAAAGTTTTAACGGCAACTTCGATCTGTCCAATCGCGGAAAGTGTTCTGATTATAATTTCTCTTTCCTGATCGTTCAGTTCCACTTTGAACTGTTGGATATCGGACTTGAAATTGAACTCTTTATCTGTCCAAAAGCCGTTGTGCATGGCTTCTATGAATTGATCTGTCCACGGGTAACGGTTTGGTTTTCGGCTTATCTGTTCTTTAAAAATGCTCATGTGTAATGGATCGTCTTCGATTGTAGCGTTGTTCATAAAATTGTCAAACTGTTTTCGTTTGATTATTTAGCTTGGGGGTTTTTCTCTGCGAGAACCCACCAAAGTCGGTTTTTTAACTAAATATATGTAATCGTGAGTAATAAATGGACTGATGAAATGCACCTGATGTGCGAATGGGATGCGAGGCAATCCTTCCCAAAAATGGCAGATGGTATGGGCGCGGCGACGATGGATTTCAAAAATTCATACAGGAGTCGAGTCGCTGTGAGTGATGGAAGCGCCAGCACACACGCAGCAGCAAATCCCATGCAGCAATCATTCAACAGCGAAATGGAAGAAGATGAAGCGATATCGAAATCCAAAATATATAATTTGATTGACAACATGATGGATGAATTAAGCCCGAATTCCGAACTAGACAAAAAAGCCATACTGATGCTATCCTTATTGAAAAGAAAAATATGAAAAATTTTGACGAGTTATATGATGCCATTTGTGAAATGGCGCTCACCGATTTTAAAAAGATCGGAAAGTGGGATGACAAGAAAAGCAGGCATGGATACGATAAAGCGTCTGTTGCACTATTAAATTCGGATGCTGGCGTTCGCAAGATACAGGACACCTTCAACAAAGTCAAGCTCGCGGATTTTAATCTTTATTTTCTTAAAAAACCAAACGCTAAAAACTTTGCTGAGACTGGACAAGTCGATAGTGAATTTTTACAAAAAAATCTTGGATTAACCATCGGACAAGACATAAAAGATCCATCTGAAAATGGAGAAATAACAATCATCTTCACGAATAATACAGCTGCTGAAAAAGTTCCCTTGACTCCTTGGACTATTGCACATAGAATAGGACATGCCTTTTACGCAACTGAACAAAAAAAATATAGAAGTTCAACCATAGATTCTCATATTAAATATATTGATAATATACTAAAAGATATATTCGATTCTTGCTATGATTATGATATACTTTCAAAGTCTTATAATAGAACAATATTAGGAAATAGAGATTATATATTGAGAGACTTCTTAGAAAATATAGGAACATTTAGAAGTGCCAGACTTAAAAAACTGCCAAGAACATTTGAATTCTTTTTTGAATGCTTCGCTCAATGGTTATTATCAAATGGTAATTTAAAATTTAATGATTTTCCAAAGGTTCTAAAATCTAGCAATCGGAAAGCGTGGGGAAACGATACTGGTCGTTATTATAGATTAATAGATGAAGACCTAGCAGATAATTATAAAAGTGATTTAACTTATGCATTTGAAAATGCATTTAGAAAATTATTGGACTCAAATTTTGGAAAATTTTCAGTAATGTGATAAAAAATATCACCACTCAGACTAAATAGATTTGCAAGAACAAATGTTTTCAGAAATTACAAGAAAAGATTATTTACAAGTAGCCCGCCCGTTTAATTGCGGATGGAGTGCTGTAGTCTAATCATTTTTAAGTAGGATTTGAAAGAAAATGATTAGGCTCCTACGGGAGCCTTTTTTATTACACAGATTAATGGCCCATGACGAGGGAGTGCCAGAAACGCCCAAGAGTGCGGTGCAATCAGATTGGCCGAGGTCGAAGCCAGATGGCTTGGAGAAGAAATCTGAAAAAAATGTAAAGGTGGTGTTGACAACCGCTTCGGACTGTGGTAGAGTGACTACATCAATCGCTGACGGCGCTGCCGACACCGAAAGATACCAACCCGAAGGCGAGGTTGTTCAAATAGTTCTTTTACATTTTCATTTTCAAAAAAAGCTCTCATCGTCTAACGGTCAGGACAGCTGGTTTTCAACCAACAAATCGGGGTTCGATTCCCCGTGGGAGTGTTTTAATAGCGGTTAGGACAAGATGGTTAGTCGGCAGTCTCATAAGCTGCATTCTGGGGGATTCGAGCGCCCCAACCGCCACCTTTAATGCATCGTCTAATTAGGACTCCTCCGACGCAGGAGGGAATGTAGGTGGAAATCCTACTGCATTAACTTTTTGGGTTGTTCGTTCAACGGATAGGACATCTGGCTACGGACTAGAAGATTGGGGTTCGATTCCCTAACGACCCACTTTATATTGTGTTAGCGCCGACGTTGGAGGGTCGGGGTAGGCTGTAAAAAAGTTTACATTCTAAACTAAATACTTGTATGAATAAATGCAAACATTGCGATTCAGATATCCCTTATGTGAATAAAAATTCCAAAACTAAAAAGTTTTGCAATCAAAGTTGCGCAGCCAAATATAATAACTCTAAACGACCTCCTCTCTCGGATGAGCATAGGAGGAAAATATCAGAAGGGTTAAAAAAAAGGTATGCAAGTAATAACCCACCTAAAGTCTTGTCTCCAGAAGAACAATCGAAGATTGTGGGCAAATCTACAAAACTTAAATATAAAGGATTGGAGGTAAGATCAATATGGGAATGTTCGTCTAGAACAATTGGAAAGATCATAAAACGAATGGATATTGGATGCTCTAGATGCGGATGGAAAGAAGCATCGTGTGACCTTCATCACATTAAAGGAAGAAAAATCGATGATCCTCATAATCATACTAACTTGATTTTATTATGTCCTAATTGCCATAGATTGGCACACAATAAAAAAATTGATCTATGTGGATATAAAACTATATATGATTTGTTTGGCGAGACATGGAAAGATTATTATTACGGGTGAGTAAAACCAGCGGCTCTGGTAGCAGAACTGTAAATTCTGTCCCTTCGGGGGAGTGGATCGACACCACACTCACCCACCTTTTAGTCTGTTCGAATCAGACCTAACACACTTTTTACCACTGATAGCTGAGATGGATTAGCGCTAGCCTGAAGAGCCTGAGAGATTGGATCGTTACCAATTCAGTGGACCATATTCGGAAAAGATCCGAATACGCATCAGGGTTTCGGTCGCCTGATGTAAAAGAAAAGACCGTCCAATTTTTCGATTAGAGATGGAGTTAGCCATGAAAACGAGGATATACTAGTACTTTTCTTCGTGAGTAATTTAAGGAGCCGCTAACGGCTAACTACACAACCCCTCGGTCAAAGGTTATAATCGAAGTTTTTTCAAACGGGCCGTACCCTTGTGGGCATCCAAAGCAGTGAAATGTGGAGGTTAGGTAATAAGTTGGACGATACCAACACGGCACACTTTTTCAAATCGTCATGTATGCAAACAGGTAAAGCAGGCGGCGGTCCCGTTGATGAGACATAGCTTGGATGTAGAAAGAAAAGAAACCATGGAATGCTTTTCTGATGTAACATACTAAGGGTCCAATCTCAGCTGTAGGTTCGAATCCTACCATGGCAATTAATTTTATAACGGGTTGTTCGTCTAATGGATAGGACTGCTCCCTTCTAAGGAGACAACGGGGGTTCGATTCCCTCACGACCTACTTTCAATGCTCGCTGGAATCCTGCATATCGCGATCAGGATAGCCTGTGCTGTGAGAACCAGACGGTGAGCAACCAATTTCGCGGGATTAGTTTAATGGTAAAACAATAGTCTTCCAAACTGAAGTCGAGAGTTCGATTCTCTCATCCCGTACTTTTTACCACGCCACATACGGCAATGCGGATTCGTATGTGAGCGTTTGTATTGAGTTTGTACTAGCCATACAAACAAAAGGATACAACGTATTCCGACGCACGATAGTAAAACTAGGTGGCTCTAGATAATATCTATCCTCTGTGAATCTCGGTAGTGTGGTAAAGTTTTCTCTGGTATTAGCGAAGCTTGGTATCGCGCTGGCCTTGGGAGTCAGAGATCGTAGGTTCAAATCCTACATACCAGACCATTTAAACATGTAGTTCAGTGGTAGATCGCATCTTCTCTATGATGGTAAGCTACACCGCAAAAGAGAGAAGCTCTGAGGACGCGGGTTCAATCCCCGCCATGTTTAAGATTATTTTATGGGTGTGTGGCTGAGTCTGGTTTAAGGCGCTCGCCTTGAAAGCGAGAGAGGTCTTAAAGCCTCCGTGGGTTCAAATCCTACCGCACCCGCTTTTTAATTGGCATATAGCGTAATGGTAGCGCAACTGACTAAGCAGCGTAGTGTAATGGTTTAGCACTAGTGGTTTTGATCCACTCGGAGTTCGGGTTCAATTCCCACCGCTGCCGCTTATAAAATGTTAAAATTTTTATATTTTTTTATTCTTCTTACCAGCGAAAGAAGAAGTTTGACTGTGGCAATTTGGACAGAGAAAACATAGATTTTCTAATCTATTATCATTCGATATTCCATTTATATGTTCCAATTGTAATATCATTGGCTCACCCATCCAACTTCCCAAATTGCCACATTTATGGCATTTGTAATCTAATAGCTTAAATTTCGTTAAGTATTTTTTTAGGTGAAATCTATTTCTTGTTGAATTTTCAATTAACCAATTTTGCTCGAACTCCTCTTTTGATAATTTTCTGGTTAAATTAGAAGCTTCTACATTATTTAAAAAATGAGAAATATCAATGTTCAATTCTGATATTCTTTGTTTAATAGTTCTGAAATTACCTCCTTTATTTTCTAATCCAAAATAATTCAAAGCTTCTTTTACTGATCTGCTCTTCTTAATAAGATTAGAGAATTCTTCTTCTGGTAAAAGCCAAATTTTCGATCTTTTCTTTCTTGTTTTTATTGTACGCATAAATATATTTAGTTCATTAGTACTTACACTTTTTGTTTGACATCGAACATATTTATGTTAATATCTTTTCTACCTGATAAGAGCCTATAAGGAACGGTGATATAATGATCGTAGTGCTTCGGCCAGATTGTTTGAGTCGGGCGAATCCTGCACGGTAGAATGTTTTAAATAAATAGAATTGATGAAAAATGAAAACGCCATAATATGGGAACAGTTCTTATCTGAGTCTCCTTGGATAACTCAGCAAGTCCCCGATCAATTCAATATTGATATGTCAAATATCAGTGTAGAAAAAATAAAATCTAACCCAAAAATTGGAAGTTATAAAGATTTTGAAATATACCAACGTGTAGATGAGTATGAAACAAGTCTGTATTTTCTTAAAGACGACACATTCGCTGCTTTTTATAAATACATAAAAACAGAACTTGGAAATATTCAAACTAAATTGATATGGAATGATAAAAAATACAAAGGATCGTTTCTAGACATCTTCGCGAATTATATAATTCCAAGATTTAAAATTGTCGAGAGTGATGTCATGATGACACCACAAGCTTTTGATATGTGGAAATCTTTAATGCTGTTGAAACCGGAATATAAATTCTATGTTAAACGAGACGATAAACTTCTAAAATTAGAATCTCCGTATGACGTTCATTTATATAAAGAACGCATGGGATTAGATGATAAAGAAAACACAACATTTGTAGTTCAAGAATAACAACGGAACAAATCAAATTAATAAAAAGTTTTTAATGATTAAGGAGGGTCCGAGTCCATGTCTCCTCCGCAATTTTATGGGGGTATAGCTCAATGGTAGAGCAAGCGGCTTTTAACCGAGAGGTTTTGGGTTCG